GTGCGCGAATGGGACATCCAGAAGTGAACACCCGCCGTTATCTGCTCCTTGTAAGAGCCACACATCGCTTGGTTAATTGCCATCTAAAGTCTCCTTATGATCTCTGCTTCCTCGTGGAACCCTTCCTTCTTCAAGACATTCCACAGCGTGGTACGGTCACTAGCGATAGCTCTCTTCATGTACTCCGTAATGACCGCCTTGACCTTCTCACGGAAGGCGAGAGCCTGCTCACGCACATGAGGCGGTGCATCCTGCGAAATAAAACAAATCCTGTTGACGGCCATCTCGGCTATCTCTTCCGGGGAGTGCCCGCGATCAGTCGTCGTAAACACTTTAACCGCACCGATCTCCCCGGTGCCTACCGATCCTTCCATCAGGTCACCGGAATCATAAGCTGCCCAGAGCGATACACGTCCTTGCGAACACGTCCTTCGCCCAGGTTCTTGATGCGGGGAAGACACTCTTGATAGCGGGTCTGGTAGTAGGTCATCAACTCAACGTCCCCCTTCATAAACACATACGCCTCGATCAGCGTTGAATACAACAACGCATCAGTGGCGTTTTGGCTCAACCACGTCGTTGTATTGGAAGACGATAATCCCGTTGGCTCGTAGAGATAATGAAACTCCATTGTGTAGTCAGCGTCAGGAACCGGAGCCACCAACAAGTTGGTGTCGTCAAAGATCGCATAGAACTGTGGGCGTCCAGTCTCCGTCGTGTCTGGATAGGCTTCCTGTAAATAGTTGACGTCCTTGTTGAGCAGGAAATAGTAGGTGTTTGACGAGATCGCCGACAACGAAAACGGTGCCAGGAAATCGGTAGGCAGCGCCAGATACTTGTTGGCAGAGGTTAATGTCCCCTGCGTGTTCTTCCTGAACACAGGTAGCTGAACATCAAAGAGAAGCCGCTCTTCGGCATTGGCGATAAACTGATCGATCTGACTGACGAACGTCGTCTCGGTGTTATCTAGATAGTCTTTAATTGCCTGCACCAGCGTGGAGTAATTCATATCTCAGCTCGTTGTGACTGTGACAGTGCCAATGGCGGAACTGATCTGCATTGTTGTTAATCCTTGATTGCCCAGGATCTCAGCGCTATTGCCGTCACCAACCGGGTTCCAGGCGAAAAACCCCCGGCCAGCCGTACCGCCAGTAGGACGAGGCTGATAGAGGGCTTGAGGATCGTTGATCCTCACCGTACCGAGCCAGTTCTGCGGCTGATCCGGGCTCCAGACATCGTAGCCAACGTGTGACCCAGTCAGCTTTCCTTCTATGACTTCAGCTTTCAAGTCCCGCAACGGATAACGAAACCCCGTTAAGTCACAAAAACCATAGGCATACCTGCCTTGAGCGTATTTGCTCATGTCCCATAAAAGCCCTGAGTAAAGGGTATCAGGCTCAGCGTTGCCTTTACGCGGTTCTCGTCAGCGCAAAGCTGGAACGCCTCATCATACATCTGTTTCAACATCACCACCCGTTCCGCCGCTTCGGGCTTTTTCAACGCAATATTATAGGCAAGCCCAGCCACCAGCGCGGGAATGAACAAGGGAGCGATGTCCATCTCATTCGATGCCTGGATGCCTGTATCCTCTATTCTCTTGATGTACCAATACACAAACTGTCCCTGCTCCCCACCTGTGTATGCGTAGTTAGAGCTGGCCGTTGGCCAAAGATAGACCACAGGAGCTGCCCGTTGGCGGTCGATCCAAATCTGGGCTGGCCTTCCTTTAGTCAACTTGTTGGGGATTGTGGAGTAAGTGCTGTTGGAAATGCGGGTGATCTGAAGATCCGTCTGGGTTTGCACGTCACCGCCATTGGTGCGAATGACGTGCTCCAACAGATCGACCACAGAAGAATCGAGCGTGTAGGTCTGTGTGCCCTCAGTCAGGTTGGTTGTCCCCTCCTGAATCTGCCACAGGTTAATGCCCTTGTTAGACCAGTCGAGCATCATCAGGTTGAGGGATCGGCGTGCAGTACGCATATCAAATCCCGTGCGCAATTCTAAGCCTGCCCGCTCAAAGGCCTCTTCGCATATTTCGTTAATATCTAGATTGAAGGTAGTCGTACCTGACGTGGCCATCTACTTCTTCTTTTTCTTCTTGCGCATCTTACCCAATGTAAGAGCCAGTCGCGCACGCTTTCCTTCCTTGCCGCCCTTCTTGGCCGCTGCCTTGAGTTTCCCTTTGGGGATAGGCTCTCCCTTCTTGGCTTTCAGCTCCCGGCGCAGCGCTCCCTTCTTCTTGATCGCGCCCTTTATCCAGTTCTTTTTCTTGGCCATAACATCCTCACTTGTTCTGGTTGTTATAGCGCCGATTGTATGAACTGGCCGCACCACCTCCTGCAAAACCACGCACACGCTTGCTGCGCTCAAACATGGTCTCACCTGCCTGACGCACAGGCAGCGCTCCACGACGGCCTAACTCACCAGCCATGGTGCCACGGCCCGTCTCGGTCAACCCGCCAAGATAGCCGCCTGCCTGCATAAGAACGGCAGTGTCATCGCCTCTGGGCAATTTAGTAAGCCCACCTGTGGCATAACCGTCACGAGGATCTCTCTTCGCCATTGCCTGCTCCTACGCCATCGGGCCGTAGGTGAAGAGGCCCTTAGTCTGCCTGATCACATTGCCGCCCTTGTTGTTACCATAAGCCGCGACACGCCGCTTCTTGGCTTCTCCAATGTCACCACCAGTGCCATCAACCTCAACAGGCATATGACCATACGCTTCTTCGGTCTTTACCTTGTTGAGCTTTGCAGTTCTCGGATTTAATGTTGGCATCATGCTTTCCTTTTCTTGGCTTTCTTTTTCTTGCCCTTGTCCATCGTCGTGACAGCAGCATAGGCCCTTCGCCCGAGCGCCTCCTCCTCGTCCTTGCTTTCCTTTGCCCGTGCGGCCAGATTGCCCTTGGTGCCGGGATGACGCGCCCCCAAGGACTCTTTAAGGCGGGAGCCGAACTTTCCCTTACCCTTCGTAGGTTTCTTGGTCTTCTTGGTCGTCTTTCCTTTCTTACGCATAACCCTGTTCCCTTCACTGTTGGCAATCGCCAATGCCTGCTTGCGATTGGTGACCTTCTTGCCGGAACCGCTCTTGAGAGTCCCGCGTTTGAACTCGCCCATGACGATGGCGATCTTGTCGTCCCTCGTCGTCACTGTATTCCCCGCACGACAATGGACACCAAGGCTGACACGATAGCCACGTTTGATACCCAAATCACCCGTTCAAGCCGTACCAGCCTACGCTCCACCGACTCCCAGCGCACCGCACACTCGCGCTCGTGCGCCATCAGTTCGGCGGCAACATCCTGCTCCGCTACCGAAGCCATGTTAACCGTCGAACATAAACGTCACAGACGACAACAGATCGGTATCGACCGGCATATCCATACTCATAGCGGTCGGGAAACGAATACCACTTCCGCCGATGTTGGGATAATTGACGCTACCGTCGGTCTCGCCGGGATTGAAAGTGAGGCGAGCCGTGCCGGACGCCGAAGACGTAGCGCCGTTTTCGATATCGATTGTAGCCCCGGCAGCGTTAGCTCCCTCAACGAGATACCAGTTCTTCAACCGGGTATCCTGATTATTGATCATAATCCGAATACCGGCCACCACCCCGGCACTGACACTGTTACTGTCGGAGCCGCTGGCGCTGATAGAAGAAACAAAGCTGAAGTAGCTGGAGCCTGTTGCCGTAGCAGAACTTGGTCCGGTAATCTCTTCACTCTGAACATTACCGTAAACATCCAAGCCGGTAACGGTGAACGTAATGGCTGTCGAATTGCCGTCGGATGTGATGTTGATGGCTCTGGCTAGGTTACCGAAATCTACATAGCCAGCGTTGTCGCCCACCGTTAAGGCTGTCGTTACCGCATCACCGTAAATGAGTTCGACAACCGAATAGAGATTGGCGGTGTAAACACTAGCCCCTGCTCCAGGTCCGGTTACATCTTCCGTTACCGGAATACCGCTACCGTCCTTGCCTTTGATGGTGAGCGTCACACCGGAGTTATCACTAGCCGACGCAAGCGAAACGCGGCGGGGAGTCGCCATTCCATAGTTTACCCTGCGGATACCGTTCTTCTCTTCGGAGTCCGCTCCGTTAATCGCCACCTGACCAGTGACGCTCTGGGAAGTGCAAACGCCGTCACCGTCGCCCGCAGTCGCCATGCCGCCGTCAAGAAGCATATAGTACTCATCGTCGGTCAAAGCGGCAGCATCCCCGCAGCCATCAACGTCAGCCGCAGGGTTGCTCTTGCTTTCTGCCGTACCCGAGTAGGTGTAGGTAAAAGACCTTAGATCGGTCATCGTACCCTCCTCCTATGACAGGTTGATGTTCTGGATGTACCAGACAGTCAAAACGCCAACGCCGCTGCCGGTTGCAACTGAATCGACGGAAATCCTTACATCGGTTGTACCGACATCGCGCCAGTTAGCTCCGGTGCCGGTGGTCGCGGCTGTCATATTCACCAGACCAGCCGCTGTCATTACCATGCCGTTGACGTACAGGTCGGTAGTGGTGCCGTCACCGACATCGAGGGTATTGGTGCCGCCGTTCCAGACCGTTGTGACAAGACATTTAATGTCTATGATCTGACTGTTGGCGGGAATGATCATGTCTGTGCTGGCTGAAGTAGCCGCTTCGGTAATGGCCTCAGACTGCGCCATTACAACAAAACCAATATTCTTCATGTCGGTTCCCACCGTCGTGCCGGTGGTCGAGTAGATGGTGCCAGCCTTGACTGGCCCTGAGAAAGTTGTCGTACCCATAACTAAGTTCTCCTATGAGAGATCAACCCTATCGTCTTCATAGCGTCTGCTGCGGCAGTCGATAAGGTTAGTAATCCGCAGAAAAATATCCGGGAGACACGCCAACTCATGTGCCCCCCGGATACCCTCGATATCTGAGCATATCGAGTGTAATGCTTAGCTTCCGCCTTCGCAGCCAAACATTCCAAGTGGATCGGAAACGCCAAACACATAGCGCTCTCGGGCTTTATACCGGACGTTGCCCGTGTCGAAGTCGCCGTCCATAGACGTCTGGAGCGGCACGCGGTCGAAGTGTTTCATGCCATTGGGCACGTCGGTGACGATGTACCAAGAGTTGGAGTCTGTGAGATAGTGGTTCACAACCCGTCCCTCTGGAATCGTACCGTTGTGCTTGAGGGCATTGATGTCATTGTCCGCCGTGCCCGGACGACCATCCGAATCGAGGATGCGAGTCGCCACGAACATATTCCCCGGAGGAACAATGAGCTTACGCGGCTTGGCCGCGATCAACAGACCACGCTCGTCAACCCAAGCCGCTATCGTAATGACAGCAGCCTCAAGACTGGTCTCGTTGAGATCGGTCTGGGTTGTTGGAGTGTTCTGGTTAGTACCACCGGCAATGGTTGGGTGAGACGTATTAAACAGCGAAACGCCGCT